CTATAGAGCAAAGAGCGCAGCAAATAGCGAACCAGCCTTAGCAAATGTTGCTTTAACTGAACTTGCAAAGAGTCTGCATAATCGAGGAGTTTCAACCGCTACTATCGCCGAGGCTGCTGGAGTTACATATAGAGCCATGGCTAGAAGAATAAGTAATGGCTAAGACATATAAGAACTCTTCTGGAACATACTTAGAAAAAGACTTAGTTGTTGCAATATGGCTAAACCCAGAGAAGCAAAGTTCTAGACCAAACGCTAGACGTCTAGAAACAATTACTTCTAAGGAATCTCCTAATCCAATTGCTTTTCCACTAGCACTTCTTAAGAAAAATAAAGTCTGGGCTTCATGCCCTGTTGTAATAAAAACAGAAGACATAGATGTATGGTTAACCCCTAAAGGTGCTTCCAGAGAAAAACCTCTTCTAGTCCCTCTAACAATCGCTAAATCTTATTTCGGCTGGGAAGAGTTTCACATACCTTCCGAGTATACGGAGGCTGTGTGAACGTGGTAGCTGATGTATTTCCAGCAATGGTTGCCTTAGCCTTACCAGGATCTTTAGAGGATATAAATGACCTTCTTCCTAAAGGTGCTTCTCCTGCAGGAACTAGGCATGTAGATAGATGTAGGGCAATCCTGCTAAATAATAAACTTTTAATTGCTGTAGACACCCCTACAGGAGCCAATGTTGTCTTTAATGAAACTTACGTTTCTTATAGCAAGATAGATAGAGTCCATAGGGTTACTACCGAATCTGGAAAACTTATTGCATTCAGTAAAGACGATAACTGCGGATGTGGCTCTAGGCTTAGATCTTGGAACCCATACGGGTCAATCATCACTGTTGGAGGGGAAGAGTAGATGGACAACTTTTTTGAGTTATTAGTGGCTGGTCTTGCGACCTACAGAATAGCAAGGCTTATTGTTAAGGACGAGATATTTTCTAAACTAAGAAATGCAATCTGGAAAAAGTTCCCCCCAGAGAAGTCCAAATTTGGCTATCTGTTCACCTGTATGTGGTGTACCGCAATTTGGGTCGCATCACTACTTGAAATATCACGTATCATTATCCCTAATGTAATACATCCAGTAGAGGTTGTTTTAGCAATCTCTGCTATTGCTGGTTTATTGGCTGCGTATGAAGAGAAGTGATGGATCTTCTACTCCGCCACAGAGACGAGGAGTTTCAAGGGTGAGTGTTTTTAAACACCAAGAGCCGATAGAGCCTACCCCTATTGTTGCGTCTGAAATTGCTCCTAAGAAAATTAGAAAAAGAAAAAAGTCTACTACTCGTTCAACTCAGATAGTTAGAAACATTAAACCAAAACTTACAGGCGCTGCTGGAATATTTATTTCCTCTAATGCTCAATCAGTTTCTTATTCAACACCTAGAACTTTAACTGCTGCTGCAGTACAAATTAAAATTAATGATAAAGGCGAGTTTGAACAATTCAAACAACGTCGCTCTGCTGGATCTAGTGCATGGCAATCTGAAGCATGGGAATACTATGATGCTATTGGAGAAATCAAGTATGCATTCAACTTAGTTGCATCCGTTGTTTCTCGTATTCGTATTTACGCTGCCGCTGTTGACAACGCTGCAGAAGCACCAGCACCAGTTGCGTTATCTAGTGTTATTGATCCACGTTTAGCTGCCGCTGCAGAGCGAGCACTTGCTCGTTTAGATTCCGCGTACGGCGGACAAGCAGGGCTTCTTCGCGATGCTGCATTAAACATTTCAGTTGCTGGTGAATGTTACTTAGTTCAAATGCCAGAACGTGCTGGTTCAGGAATTCCAGAGTCTTGGGATATTAAATCTGTAGATGAGATTATGACTGACACTCGTGGTGGATTTAATGTTGTTGGTCGTAGAGAACAAAGTATTGGTGGAAATATGACATCCAACAACAAACTTTCTAAGAGTGCATTCGTAGGTCGTATCTGGCGTTCACATCCTCGTTACTCAGATGAAGCAGATTCATCCTTACGTGGTTTGTTAGATCTTTGCGCAGAACTTTTACTTCTTAATAGAACATTCCGTGCTACAGCCCGTTCACGCCTAAATGCTGGTGCACTTTATTTGCCAGATGGTTTGTCAGTTGCAGCAGGTGGCGACCCAGATTATCCATATGACACAGATAACGAAGCGAACCCAGGATTTACTGCAGAAGAAGCAGAGGATGAGTTTGAAGAACAATTAATTGACGCTATGACAACTCCTATTCGTGACGAGGAGTCTGCTAGCGCAGTAGTTCCACTTATTATTCGAGGCCCAGCCGAACTTGGCGACAAGATTAAACAATTTAAGTTTGAGCGTTCATTTGATCCAGCACTTGCTTCTCGCGCCGACAGAGTGTTAGAGCGAATCCTTCAAGGACTAGATGTTCCTAAGGATGTTGTTACTGGTCTAGCAAACGTTAAGTATTCAAATGCACTTCAAATCGATGAGTCACTATATAAGGCACACATCGAACCATTAATGTTATTAATTGCTGATGCTTTAACAGTTGTTTACTTGCGCCCATACCTTAAGGCACAAGGATTTACTGAATCAGAAGTAGATCGAATTGTTGTTTGGTATGACCCTTCAGCAGTTGCTACTAGAAACGATAAAGCAGCCGATGCTGATTCAGGATTTGATCGTGGCGCTATTTCTTACGACTCATGGAGACGTGCTCATGGATTCTCATCTATGGATGCGCCAACACCAAATGAACTTGCTATCCGTATGCTTTCTGAAAAGGGAGCAATCAGCCCTGAGTTAACAGAAGCAATGTTAAATACTGTTGCTCCAGAAATGATGAATGCAGTTAGAGATACGCAACAAGAAAATTCTGTTGCCCCTCTTCCACCAGAGGTTGAGCAAGCACTTCAGCAAGCATCTGCAGGTGTAGAAGCCCCAGCAGTTGAAGGAACAGAGAATGTCTGACGCAAAGGCTCCTAAAAAAGACCAGATTAAAGGTTCTAGCAAAAATAAAAAAGGATCTGCATCAGGTTCTCGTAAAGTTGTTTTTTCTAAAGCAGTAGAAAACTCTCTTAAAGAAAAAGTATCTAAACACAATGAAAAAAGTCCTAAAGGAAGAAGAGCAACTTTAGGTATGTTAAAAGCAGTTTATCGTCGTGGTGCTGGAGCATTTTCTGTTTCTCATCGCCCTGGTATGAACCGTAATCAGTGGGCAATGGCACGAGTAAATGCTTATCTTAAACTACTTAAATCTGGTAGACCAACAAATGCTGCTTATAAGTCAGACAATGATTTGCTACCATCTTCTCATCCCCGTAGCAGTAAAAAATCAAACTCTATTACTGCAGCAGGTTTAGTTCCTGAAGAACAAGATTTAGCAAATGCATTGATCGAGATCTCACAGAAGTATGGAAAATTTAATGAAGACGAAGAAGGTATCTGGGCAGGCTACACGCCGCCAGCGGAAAATGAAGTTGCTTCTATTGGTGTTACTTGCGCCAATTGCGTTCTATATGCTGGGGGCTCGGATTGTAAAATCATTGCTCTCCCAGTTGAGCCAACAGGAAAATGCAGATTTGCCGTAATACCTGACGGAGTTGTTAAGGTAGAAGGAAGTAAAAATTTAGCTGAAGTAAAAGATGAACTAGATGAGTACGTAATAGATCAAGAGTTAAATGTTTTGTTGAAGAACAAAGAAGATTATGAAACTGTAGAAGATGCAATTTTTGCAATGACTGAGTATTTAGGTTATGGATATGAAGCAGAGCCTGCAATTAGAGCAAGTTGGTTGAGAGCAGTTAAAAATGGAGAAGACCCATTCTTAAGAGCATCACTTCTTGCCTCGCTAGGAAAAGGTAGTTTAGATGCAGATTTGCTTCCAGTACTAGAAGAGGAGGATCAAGCATGAGTAGAGTAAGAAGAATTAGTTATGCCATCACTCCTGAAGGTCGTCGTGCTAATGCTATTAAGCAAGCAGTAGATTTAAGAGATAAAGTTTTATCAATCGTAGACAACTCTAACTTCTCTTCATCTACTGCAAGAAAGATTACTAAAAAGGCTGCTTTCTCTGTAGTTATGCGCTCTCTAGAAGAGAGTAAAGGATTACCACTATCTCTTCGCGAGCACTTAGCAATG